AATAATTCCATTAATAGTACCACCTAGAGGACCACCTACTTGAGCAAGTCCTTCCATGTCATTTTTAAGGTTGTTAATGCCTTCTCCGCCTTCAACGGATACTTTAACTTTATAATTGTCTACGGTGGTGACCATAACTTATCCTTTAATTTGTTTTCTTATTTCTTCTATAGTAGGCTTGCTCATACCTTGTGGAGCTTGACGACTATAGCCTTGCTCTAATCTTTTTGCATAGGCATAATCTGCAACAATGCTATCATCAGTTTTTGTAGTTTTCTTTCTAGCATTGCCTGTAGCTTTAGGAGTTACACTGACAAAAAACTTATGAGCATGATCTACTAGACGTTTTTGATCTAATCTTTTTTCAACTTCTTTTAGTCTAGTAACTATTTTACTCATTTGTTTCTCACTGATTTAATCATTGCTAACATTTCATCTTGTGAAAGTTCAGGTACTGATTGCTTTCCATTGGCCTTTTCATATTGTTCATTTTCCCAAGCAAGCAAAGTATTGGTGACCATGATATCATAGATTGTGGCATTATCTCGTACATAACTGGGTAATTGACCATACATCTTTGATATGTTTCCTATACTAATTAACTCTGTTCTTGACCAGTCGTTTTTTCCTCTTGCTTGGTATTCAACTTTCCCAAAAAATTGTTAATGGCCACTAACACCGCTAGAGTAATATTAACAGGAAAAACTTCATCTTCAGCCAAGGCAGGCTTACCATCTTCATTGAGAATAATTCTTCTCAATAGATCATTTAATTGTTTACTATCTTCTGATTGTTGCAGTCTATAGAAGTTAAAATAGGTAGCAATGTCTATTTCATCCATCATCCAGAATACAATAGAATCGCCGTAGGCTTCTACGATATCTGCATCTGATATTTCTACTCTTGCAAGTTGGGGTTTTTTGGCTAGTTTACTAATGTCCATCTCTTAATCTCCTTGTCTGTTAATCATTGAATTAGCAACTGCTAATACGAAACTTAATCTGCTCTGCGCCTTTTGAATGTCATCTTTGGCACAGCGTAATTCATTTGTGGCCTTGGCTAGTTCTGCCAAGATACTCTGTAGTAATTCTTTATCGTTCTTTGAATCTATAATGTTCATATCTTTTAATCTCCATATTGTATTTACACGATTGAAAAGAAAATAGGGGCAAAACGCCCCTATTTCACGTACCTAAAAACTTATTAGGTTGCTGATACAGTGTATTCACCAGAAACAGTAATTGTGATTGGTGATACCCATACTGGAGCATCAGCAGATACAGTTGGTGCTAGACCAGTGATGTATCCTACGCCTTTGATGAACGTGTCAGTTGCTGCATTTTCAACACGGATAATAAAATTGATCAGTGTCTTGTTGCGACTGCAACCAAATACGCCCTGTTCAGCGATAGTGCCAGTGATGCTTGCACCTACAACTGTTCCAAAGAATGTTGCTGTGTCAACAACAAGATTCATAGAGATACTGTTAGTAGATGTAGTAGCAATTTGTTTCTTCGCTGTGCTGTCTAATTGACTCCAAGTAAAGACATCATTACTTGCGTTGATTGTCATATTTTGAAGTGCTGGAATTGCTAATGCTCCCACGCCTTGAGTGATATCAGTTTCACTTGATGCCACATCTAGCGTCAGAGTCACTGCGTTAGCAGTTCCTGGTGCTGGATTAATATATGCCATGTTGGCTCCTTTTATATAATTGTTGTAAATCTAAACTCAAACTCTGTAACCATTTTGTCTTCTTCATAACTGGTAGTGACATCTACTTCTCTACGGTTTACACCTTGAATAGCAGTGGCATTTCTAGCAGTCTTAATTGACGAGACCAATGATGAATAAGTTGAGGGTAATTGCTTTGCGTCTGTGCTAAAGTAGACACGAACTGATGTAGTTTCTGCGTTGATGTTAACACCATCTAACGTGGCAATAAGCGTTTCATGTGTGATCTGCTCTTGGTCCACATACACAGTCTTCATATTTTTTAAGTATAAAGCCTGACCTGATGCATCAAAGGGACGCTCATCACTGAGTCTGAATTGACCCAATGATAGACCTTTGATGTAATCGTAAATGGCGGTTCTCATCTCACTCTCTTCAAGTTATAGATACCAGGTTGACGTTCACTTTGGCTTATAGCCCCTGAACCATCAAAATCGTACCAATCTCCAGCTGTGACCAGTTCTTCAAATAACAGTTCACTTCTCTGTTTGTAGTAACCCATCTTGCGTCGTTCAGCTGAGTCCTCGTTGGAAAAATCAGCGACATTAGGCAGAATGTAATCTGCCAATGCCATAACAACACAGAGTTCAGTAAAATCGTTGTAACGATCTTTGATCTTTGATGGATTCAACGCTGGAATATCAGCCACAGTCATGATGTTAGCACTACTACGTTTTACATAGTAATCCTGCCACCATGCTGTTGTACGTAACTTTGATAAGATACGTTCTGTGGCTCTTGTCAAGTGTTGCTCAACTATGTCATCAGTAAGGCCTTCATTAGCATCAAACAGTCGTTGATCAGCGTCAATGACATCTTGATACTCAGCGAAACTTGTTACAGTCGTACCTGATTTAATGAAAGCCATTTCATATCTCCTTGATTACAGAGCCGCGTCACCAGTGATCTTAACACCGTGACTGTTCTGTAAAATAGCAGCGCCAGCAACGGCCTTGAGCACCACGTCTGTGGCACGCTCTTTAGGAAGATACAACTCGTTCATTTCAACTGAACCACGCATTGCGTGACCAATCGCTGTACGAGCAAATACAGCACCAATAGCGTCATCTGAACCGTCAACAGTGATCAAACCGCTTTCATAGATTTGAATACCAGCAACAGTACCTAGGTAGAAGCCAGAAAGAACTGAATCACCAACTGCGCTCAAGCTTGGGATTGTAGAAGCGCCAGCGTTGGCCAATTGCTTCTTAACATTGTAAGCTTGACGTGGGTGTAACACAGCAAAGAAAGGACCAGTTAACTTGCCAGAACGTAGTGTGGCAGCTGCCTTCAATAGTGTGTCAACAGTTACTTCACCACCAGCACCTGGACCAACTTCTGTAGAGAAGCTAGTGAACAAGCTGAATACTTGCTTGTCCATGCTTTCAGCAATAGCGCGACCACTTTGGTCACCAATTTGTGTGAAAACATCGCTGTAAGAACTGTCACGTAACATGTCAGTAACTTGATGATAAACAACGTGCTCACCAAGAGTGATTGAAGCAGAGGTTGTGTTTGTGTCAGTGATTAATTCAGCACTGATACCAGACCATACTGGAACTTGTAGAACTTTACCAGCGTTTACTGGTGCGTCAAATACGGTTACCATCTGACGTGCTACAGAATTTTCATAAGCAGCAAACTGAGCAGCAGTAACCAGGTTAGCGAATAATTCGCTGTTAATAGAACTTGTGTTAGCCATGATTAAAAATCTCCTTGATTATTAGGCGTTTAAAATTATCTGCCTTTGCGGGCAGCGGCATAGAGTTTTCTATGCTCTGGATTCTTCATGTCCAATTTTGAGATATCAACATTATTAAGATCTGTTGATGCATGACTGCTACGAGTGTTAGTGGTAGCGGGAGCAGGTTGAACAAAATGTGGATTATTTAATAGGAATTCCTTCACTAAATCTTCCACTGCTAAAGGAGCACCTTTGTCCGTGTAACGAACTGCACCTTTATTGTCTACTACTTCTACTTCACCATCACTGTTCAATCTTACATTACTGCTGAGTAGGGCTTTGACCTGCTCTGGAGCCACTGCTCGCATGTTTGCGGCTGCGCTTAACAGAGGAGTATTGACCTTGTACTCTTTAATAATTGAATCTCTCTTTTGAACTTCTAATTCCCATTTTTGCGCTTTTTCCTGAAGAATCTTTTCAAATTCTCCACGCTTGACCTGTTGCTCAGTCTGACGCTTTTCTGCTTCAGTCTTGAGCTGTCTGAGTTGTTCAATGTCACCAAGTTCTGAATAAGTGTTTAACTGCTTTTCATACTTTTTAGCAATGGCACTTTTCATGCCTGCCATGTGACGATCAAATTCTTCTTGCGTATAGGTTTTAGTTGCGCTGGCCAGATTTTCAAGATTATCGCCTGTGGTATCTGTTACCATATCGTTTGCCAATGTATTGTCAGACATCGTTGCTGTGCCTCCTTAATTGAGTTAATATTATATTTATAGATATCTTAAGATATCAGTACTTTTTAGGCGGCTTTTTGCCTCCGCCCTTCTTTTTATAGTTAGTCATCATCTGCTCCTTGAGTTATTTGACTTTTTTGCTGCTGCTTGACTGGCCTTTATAGCCTGTGCCTGGCGAACAGCCTGTGCTCTAGTAGGATATACCTTACCACTAGTTCCGTATTGAAAACCTTTACCACCTCTAGGACCTGTTGCTTTGTGTACGGGCATGAATGCTCCTTAAAAGTTGGGAGTATACGATCTCCCCAACGTCGCTCCCAGCACTAGTGCTGTTAATCTTCTTCAGACTCTTCCCATTTGGCGCACCAGAATACAGCACGAACTGGTGCATCAAACTTGACACAGTACATCTCACCTGGCTTGTAGTATTCACAGTTAGCACAGTTCTGGCCTTCTGGCACATCTGGATTGCTGGCTGGTTGGTAGGCTGCGGGCAAGTTACTGTTGATTAATTCACCATCGTTCATCCTGATATTCAAACCAGAATTGCCAAATTTGTTCTTCAGCCAACTCTAATTCATCTGCTGATTCACTGAGTCTGGCATTGAGCAATTGGAACTCTGTTTCCATAGCAACACCACTCATTGTGCGACTTTCTGTGGCTCTAACAGCACCTGTGTTAGCCATTTTATCTATGGCATCAGTTGATTGGCGAATGGCTGCTAGAATATTGTTGATATCGCCAGATCCAAAATCTAGTACATAGGGTTTCAATCCTGGATCACTATTCTCTTCTACACGAATAACAGCGCCTGAACCAGTGCCTACCTGTGTCTGTCCTGCAACCACTAGACTAGGATGTGTGTTCATCTGTACGCTTTGGAATATTTCACTGTAGCTGTTATAGATATACTTCTGATGATCAGCAATGTCAGCAATGGCACTTACACCAATACCGCGAACTGTTGATCTACGATTGTATACGCACACAGCGGGAATCTTACCTAGACCATTGGCCTCTATGAGTTTTTCTGATATTGTTTGGTCTTTTAGGTTCACCACTGTTGTGACAATTTCTGTGGCTGTCCACTCTTTCACTGTGCGTACATCACCGTTAACATCTTCAAGATATTTGAAGTATACTAATTCAAAACGTCCATTTGGTGCTCGCTTCCATGTCCAATCTAGCACTACCATAGGTGTTAATAGATTAACATAGGGACGCACACCCTGTGCTACTTCATCAGCACGAGTAACTGCACCTACATTGGGTTTGGCTACCATGATCCAACTGTGACCAAATACTGAGGCCCAGGTTGAGACATCTTTCATAAATGCATTGAGGCTGCGACCTTCCATGTCTGCATCACGTAAGAACATTTCCAATTCAAATGTTTCACCATTGTTGTCAAAATCACGATCTGGTTCTTCACGGAACAAGAAGCTGTTGTACACTGAAATCACTGATTGGCAGTGATTCTCCAATGGAGTTGCTTTGAGTCTATTCTGATATTCTTGATCAGTTTCTAGTTGGTATCTGGATTTCCTGGACTAGTGTGTCAATTGCGTTCATATATTGTTCCTTGATAGTTGGTGACCAAATCTCTGTGGTTGTTGTAGCGTAGCGTCAGGTTCTCTACGCACTGGGAATAGATAATCAATCATATAACCCAGAGCATCCATCATATGATCGTAACCTGAGTCTTTGTCAGGTTGACTCGTGCCTTCTTTATAACTATGTCGTTCTAAACCTTCTATTGTATATTTACACTGAGGTTTAAGATACAAGCGTCTTTGTCCTTGGCTGTCACACAAACGACTGTTCACAGCGTTGATGCGATCTCTTACAGGTGTGTGACTGCGTGGGGCTTTTACTATGAATCCTGCGTTGGATAAGATTGTAATATCCGTGGCACCACCCGCTGAACTTTTTCTTTGGTGTCCTGCTGGGTCTGGGAAACACATGACCTTGCTCTTTGGGAATCTGCTGCGAATTTCTTCCACAATCTCTTGGGTGTTACTAGAATACATACGGATTTCGTCAATAACACAGATGTGATCTCCTTTGCGTATGGCAATGACTGCTGACATGGGATCTATGTTAAAGTCCATGCCTACCAAAATCATTTCAATGTCTTTAGGCTCAATTACACCATCTACCACGTTGAGTTTGCGATCAAATGCGTAATAGATTCTGCCTGCATAGGTTTCAAAACTTGCTAGATATTCTTGACGGAATGTTCTAGCATCTAGATCACGTTTGGCACTTTCAATTTCTTCTGGTGCTACATTACCACCATCCACTGTGGTAAAACTGAAACTTTGCCAATCATTGTTGGTCAATGCCGCTTGATATAGTTCATAACTCCAATTGCCAATGCCCTTGGGTGTACCAATGAAAAGAGCACGACCCTGCTTGTCAGAGAGAGTAGGTCGTAGAGTTTCATACCAAGCTTCAGGATCAATGTCAGCAAACTCATCAAGCACAATAAAATCAAGCCCAACACCACGTAGACTGTCATAGTTATCAGCGCCTTTAAGAGCAATAGTACTGCCATTGCGTAGCTGTATTGTAAGTTCTGTTTCATTGGTTTTCTCCACCCAACGTAGATCCTGTAGGCGATTTTTAAGCTTTTTCCATACAATCTGACGAGCCATTTTGTATGTGGGAGCAATGTACCAAACATCCTTTTGTGGTTGGCGAGCATGATAGCATAGTTCTCTGATAGCCAAGTGTGTCTTGCCAAATCTGCGTCCAGCTACTACCACACGCCATCTTGCAGTACTATCACTGATAGTTTTTTGTGCTAGACTCAGTGGCATTATTCATCCTGCCACGGTAATGGCTGCTTGTCATCTGTGTTTATAGGTGTATCACTCATGCCCAATAAATTCTTTGCTAGAAAGATCTGTACTGCTGCATTGCCACCCAGTGCGTTTTTCAACATGGCTCTGCGTAGACTGTGTTTAAGGTCTTCACGACCTTTTGCTATAATATCTGAAAAGTTATAGCGTAGCGTGTCTTCATTGACGTCAAACCAAAGTGCGATTTCTCTATCATTGCAGCCTATCACAGCTAGGTTATAGACATCATCTGGTACTACCACACGCTTTCTACGACCTCTGCCCACTTCATAGCCGTAGACTTCTACTGCTACCAATTGCTTGGGTTTATTGCCAGTCTTTGAAGGATTTACTTCTGGCTCCTCATAGGGAATCAACAGGTCATAGGGTTGTTCTTCTGTAGAGGTGGGATAGTCTTGTGGTTCTTCCATATTTTTATTTATTGGATGTCCACAAAAAAGCCCCTGATATTGGGGCTTTATGTTCAATTACATAAACAATGTTCTATAACTGTCTAGTGGACTGGGTCTGCGTGGTTGAATATCACCTTGGCATTGATTCCAAAGTTCACGTAGGACCATGCTCATGTTCCATGCTTGGCTTTTGGTCCACTGGGTTTGATACCTTTATTAAAATTCCAAGTTGCTTTAGGACTTTGAATATACTTACTGATCCAATACATTAAGAAATCCATTTGAATCATTTGACTTTCAAATTTAGTACTGCGAGCATGACCATGCAACCAAGGTTCAGCATCACTGTTTTTATTTCTGCGTGTGCTTTGTCCAGTGTATTCTGCAACAATAATTTGCAGTGGATCTAAATCACCCTTGGCAATAGCATTGTTCATTTCATCCATGGTAATAGTTGAAATACGTTCTATAAATTCATGCAGTTTTAAATTATTACCATAGATACGTGTGGCCAACAAAGCTGCTGCTACAATTGCTTGACTTTTAAGTCCATCAAGATATGGCTTGGTAATTGTGTTGGTAGCATCTTTAGGAATACCATCAAGAATCTTAAGACCTTCAAAGCAGATGTTAAATGCTTCAAACACATCTGGCTTATCTTCACCTGGAGTAAGTGCAGCCCAATCCAATGCTGATTTATAGCCTCCATTGGCAAAAACTGTTTGACGAGCCTGCCATTGATAACGACGAGCCAATCCCTGTAAAATTTCGCTGGCTTTTTCTGAGCTCTTGGCATTGTTATATGGATAATAGGCATATTTGACATCGTCCATGTTGTTGAGATAATGAATCTTGGCTGTAAGACCATTCGTAATCTGTTCTGCTCTTTCTGGATACATGGTCCAATAATGCTTGCGTGTGTTGCCGTCAACACAGTACCATTGCCCTTTAGTATGACTTTACGCATTTTTGGAACACGTCTTTGACTATCACGATTTGTTGGAATTGGTTTGATACTGCAATATTCACTAATAGGTAGATTAATAAAACTATGTCCGCCTACTTGAATAGCCTTGTGGCCTTTGAGTATATCTTGAGATGTGGCTGTTTTAGCCAATGAAAGAGTTGTCATATATTTTTCCTTGATAAAATTCATTCTGTATCTGTTTTTACAGACCTTGGAACTTTTTATTGTGCTAAACATTATTGTCTAACACAAGTTTAATTATACACGATTACTGTGTAAAATCAATCTTTTTGGTTAAATTACATAAACAATGTTCTATAACTGTCCAATGGACTGGGTCTGCGTGGTTGAATATCACCTTGGCATTGATTCCAAAGTTCACGTAGGACCATGCTCATGTTCCATGCTTGGCTTTTGGTCTCACCTTGGCATTGATTCCAAAGTTCACGTAGGACCATGCTCATGTTCCATGCTTGGCTTTTGGTCATTTTAGTGTCTAGGCAGCGATCATGGCTGGTTTCATATTTCAACAGAGTCTGTACTGTGCGTACAAACACATCACGTTGATTGCCTTTGAACACTTCTGGATGTGTGGTCAATAATTCACCCACTGCTTCTAGCACTATGCGCCATTCATAATTTGTCCACTGATGCAGATAGCCATTCCACATGGTTTTGTTATCTCTGGGAATGGTTTTTAGTTCTTTGATTATTTGATTTTGACTTTCAGTAAATCTCTGCCAAAGATCTAATGCTTGTTCTAATTCAGGTGTTACCAGTGTTGTCATGTAAGTTCTCCTATAGTGTATTATTTATTCAAACGCACTAAAAGTCAATGGATAATGGCAAAAAAAGCCCCCATTGATTGCTCAATGAGGGCCAAGCTTTGAGGAAATTTGCATGTCAGTGAACTACCGCTGACACATTTATTTATTCCTTGGATCAGTTAAATGTTTGAGTTGTTCAATCTCACGCTTGTGATTGCCCAATACAAACAATACTTCATTGTGCTGTTCTACCAATTGTTTTACTGCTGATCCAAGATCATTTTGAGCATTGATCAGAGCACGTTCATTGGCTTCCAGTTGACGTATTCTATTGCGGCTATGGATCAGTTCTTCCATAGGATCAAATGAAGGGTCCCACCATTTAGTCATTTTACATCCTTGTTTTTTTTGTACTTTGTGCCACGACGGCGTAGATTGTGCTCTATTAGATGTTCATAGCGTGTGATGATATGGCAGTTGTCTTTGTCCCAGGGCAGTTCATCATCTATTCTGGTTAAGATCAGTGCTTCACGTCTGCGACCACGATGCAGCCAGGCATTGTCCTTGTCCCAGAATTCACACCATTCAAAATAGGTCAAGGTGTGCCCTTCACCTCTGAAGTGTGCCTGTGCGCGATGTCTGCTCCAAGCTATGTGCTGTTCATGTTTGACTA